ATATCCTGCAGATAAAAGTGTCATCGCCATCTGATATGAATAATCCTTTGCTAAACGATAGTTATTAGCTGGACCTCTATACATAGACACAAATGCTTCAATACCTGATTGATTAGCTGGAAACCTTTGCCAAACTACGTCTTCAAGCTCTGTTGATTTCTTTTCTGCTCTATCTTCTCCTGTCACACCTAATGTCTGTGGTTCAAAATAACCTGGACCCCATATAGATGTAATAGGCAAAGCAACAGTAGCAAAAGACTCATTACCAATGACGTAGCTATAATTTTCGCTTACCTCATTTATTTTAATATCTGCCATGAGCTTGCCTCCTTCTTACTTATTTATTAAGAATGTATATACAAAGGTTTTGTAATCAGTTTTCTTACAACCATATACAAGGTTACTTGTTCTTATCTTTAGATTCTACATCCCTAGATTCATCTTGTTTCTTATTATCAGATTTACTTTCTGACTTTTTCTCCTCTTGTTTAGAATCATCTGTAACCTGTTTTACAGATTGATTATTCTTATTACTAGAAGATATTGATTTGTTATCAGACTTCTTTTCATCTGATTTAGTTTCAACATTCTTACATTCTTCTTTCACAGATTTATTCAAAGAATCAATAGCTGATTTTTCATCAAAAGTTTTTGTATCTTTAACAGGTATGAAACTTGTTGCATTTATATACCCTGGAACATCTTTGATATCACCAGGTCTAAAAGTGATTCCGTAAAATGTTTTGGTCGTACGTCCTGAATTTTTGTACTTCATTATAGATCTCCTTTCTTTCACTTTCCTTCCTCAAAGGCTCTGCCTGCTTTCGAGATAATGCAATTATCTCTGGTTGCTCTATTCGGTGTAATCTGTGTGGTGTATACGAAAGTAAAACGCATCCAAAAGTTTGTAAAGGCAATATTGACTGATACAACGAACCTGATTTTATATATTCTACAGACCCCGATGTTTGTTCAACCTTGGTATTCGGAGTTATAGATATACCGAATCGGATTTTTCTATCAGATTCATAAGGCAACTGTATTGTTAAAAAGAATTGATGTAGATACTTGAACATCAATTCTTTCAGCAATTCATCCATATCAGCTGTATTTGTTGCAAGTACAGTCAAATTGTAATTCAAATTTATAGGCAACACCTTTTCGTTATAAATCATATTTGTCTCTAGATCTATAGATGCAGGTATACCTTTATGAGCTAGAGTATAATTCATCCTAGACTCATCAATTGAATAATTACCGTCTCGTGTCATTACAATAACAGGAAACTGTATTTGATCATTTTGAATCTGAGCGATAATATCAACTGCACCTTCAGGATCTATTACTCTAACTGTATCAGATCCTAAAGAATCGTTCAAATCACTACAGATCGCCTTATCATAAAGGTAGACCAATATTATCACCTCGATTCACATCTTGACGAGTTACATGATGATTACCTCTATAATCATCATTCGTCTTCAAGAATCTATTTGATTTATTATATATAGATGATACCTCTTTATCAGTTCTACCAACAATCTGATTTTCGTATACAGGTATGATTGTAGCTACAAGGTGATCAGGTGCTTGAAGATCATAACTCAAATCTGTAACTTTGAAAATACGTTCAGGTAATTCTGAATATTGACCACTGATTCGGAATATACAATCTCTTTGTAGATGCGGTAGATTCCAACTACAATGTATCAGAAATGGTAAATCTTCATGATTTTCAACTACCCATCCAAATCTCTTTAGAGTTTTTACTTTAGGAGTAGTTTCAAAGAATACATGTGTATCAATGAAATCTGAATAGCTATCCACAACTGATTCACCTTGTGTATTAGTAGTATTGAGATGAGGGAATTGATATTTAGCTTCAATTCCCTGCATCTCTAATGCTTCATCATACCTTGCACGCATCAATTTGATATCATCTTGTATGAGAGATTGACTCATTTAATCACCACCTCTCATGAGTCGAATGTTATGAATTGACTGCAAGGATATCATCAATACTGAGTACATAATCTTTAAGGAAGCCCCAATCAAAATTCTTCTTAGCGCCTAAAGTAGTAAGATTGATTGCAGTACCGTCTTCTACAGCTTTAAGATACTCAGATTCGGGACACTGATAATCATTTCTCAACCACTTTGGTAAACCTCCAACCATGAAACCTACAACAATTTGACGGAATTTTGGCTTATGAGGTACATAAGGAAGTACGATTGTAAGTATACGAATCTTGTCAAATCCAAGTGTATTCAGATTCATTAGATAATCTAACTGATCACCACTGAGTTTCTTCTCACGCTTGATATAGATATCAAATCCAAACTTACCTAGTTCCATGAGAATATCTTCTGTACGGAATGTATGCATAACTTCAACATCTGTTGGATCTGGAGATGTAAGTAAAGTTCCTTTCCCCTCTACCAGACAAGAGAACAAGATACCATACAAACGATGTTCTACCATGATGAGTTTCCCTTCTAGATCCTCATCAGAAATCTCCATATATCTTAGACTCAAATCCTCGCTGTTGTTAGACAAACACTGAGTAATCTCACTCCAATCTGAAATCTGATAACGAAGTCTATCAATTTGACTCATGATAATTCCTCCTTCTTATTCTTGTTTCTCTCGATATATCCTTTAAGTTCTATCTGAAAAGCTATGAGACTTTCTGCACTTGAACTCGGATATTCCGAAAAATACTTACTTATGAGATCTATTTTAATTTTGAAATACAGCATATTGAACTCAGCTTCGCTAAATTCTTGTGCATGTTTTTCACGAAAGATAAAATATCGTGTTACTACACTTGAAAATGCTTTATGTATAGTAGCACTATCTTGTTTCAAATCTGCTCTTGCAAGAGATTTGAAATTCGTTGTGTTGTATTTTTTCAGATCACTGAAGAATACATCTTCAATAGCAATAATACTTGATGTTGAATTCACGGTTTGAACTCCTTTCTTTTACTACATCATATCTTCTGATGGTTGTGAAATATCAATTTGAGATGCACTGAGTACTGAACTTGTTTGAGGGAATGCCTCAGTTAATATCTCTACAAGTGCAGTTATATAACTATCTCGTTTGTCTACATTCAATGATTTGAATAGATCAACAATAGCTGCTGCTTGACTAACTGCTGCATCCCTCTTATCAAATTGAACGGTAGACATCTCTGTCAAGATTGGATTCATATGTAATTTGAATTTATCTATGAACCCACTCATGTTTCTTGCAACGAAATATTTATTCATAGCATCTCGCCACCCACTGATATATGCTGTTTCAATACGCTGTAAAGAATTAGCATATAAGGCAGATCTTTGTGACATTACAGCACCTGCACCACCTAAACCTTCTGATGAAGAGAAGTTTAATGCTTCCTTCGGGATACCTAAGACAGAAAGTTTCTTGTCTTGATAGTAATTAAGTAATTTATCTTCATTAGCATTTTCGTCTTTCATATTCAAGTCGATAATACTAATAGGATCTGCACCATTTATTTTAGGCACATAAATTAGATTATTCGGACTACCTGGATTCAGAAAACTCTGAGTATCACCTGTTGTAGTGTTCAAAGACAATTGCTGTTCAATTGCATCTTTTATCTGTTGTAATGCATCCGCAATTTCTTCCTCCTCCGCATCACCACAATCAACACTTACAAATCGGACAACTTTTATAAGAGAAGATAAAACAGATGCATTCTCTAAGAGATTCAATGTCTGTGTAGGTGATATAGCTGATTTAAGCAAAGGATCTGCAAATTGAATATCATACTTCAAGATATTTCCTTTACTATCTATAGTATCAATCTTATAATCACCTAATAAACCACCAAGTGAAAAATGAACGATTGATAACTCAGGATATTTTATCAACTTAGTATTATATCTAAAATCTAGATCTTCTACATCAGGTTGATATATGAAACCGCTAGGCTTACCTTTTCTCCAGAGATGCAAAGTATTATCTGGAGGCAACTTATATGAAGGTATGATATCAAAACCTTCATCAGGTATCATATTTAT